TTTTAACTAAAGGATGCGTATGATTAGACAAAAAGTTTTTAGTAAAGGATGGTGCCTGTGTTTTTGCAGTTCTTTCGTAAGGTAAATTTAGTTTGTCAAAAACTTTGGCAATCGATCGTGCTGCCCATATTTGACATTCTACTCCTGTCTCTTTGGTTACTTCTGATAATAATTGCTTTTCTTGTGTACTTAACTCTTGCTTCAATTTATGGGCTGATTCGGTATCGACACGCACCCCTTTAAATCTCATATCAACTAGACACGGAAACAAATCAGTTTCTAAATCAAAGATAGATCCTAGATCCTGGTCGCTTAATTCTTTTTGCATCACTCTCCATAAAGAATAGGTCAACTCTGCATCCCTTTTTGCGTAATTACCTACGTATAGTGCGGGTAATTTCCACATATCTGCTTTAGGATCTAAGCCCCATTCTTGTGCTGCATTGTTTAATTCTGTTTCATTTTTACCTTGGCCAACATAATCCCAACCTAAACTATTAAGATCGTATCTATATCTGTTTTCGTTAACCAGTGATGCAGCTATCATTGTGTCATAAAGTCTGCCATTCAATTTAAAACCCATAGACCTAATCCAACACACATCATACATTGCATTATGAAAAATTTTATCTGCCGTTGATTCACAAATATCTTTAAACCATTTCATCACTAAATCTTTGTCAAGATTACCACCACCTTCGTGATCAAATGGAAAATATTCAGAATATCCATCTGTTGCTACAGCTATACCAACTACTTTACCTCTACCAATTACAGAACCTGTTCCTAATTTTTTTAAGTCTGGATCGTAAGTCTCTAAGTCAATTACTATCTCATCACAGTGTCTAAGATCTGGAAGTTCTGAAGGTTTGACCCACTCTGTTTGTGCTTTAAATATCATTTATAATCTCGTTCTAATATCATCTCTAGATAATGGATTGCTTTATGTATGTCTTGTTCCTTTCCTTTGGCAGCGTGCCTGCATATGTACTTTATAGCCGACCCCTCTGCAAATGGCAACCTATTCTTGTTTATAAACTCACTTGGCTGCATCACCATCGATTTATAATGGGATCCTCCAATTTGTTTTTTATATGCACTCATATAATAAACTCCTTTCTTTTGTTTTTACATTTTACTAAATATAAGTTTTGTATTGTCCTTGTTACACCTACGTACCAAACTCGATATTCTTCATCTTGTTTATAAATAGATTTTTTAGCTGACCTCATAGTGTTTGTGGTTTGATTTAAAAATAAAACAACATTTTCAGCTTCACCGCCTTTTGCACTGTGAATAGTAGAAATTGTGATTCTAGGCTCCTCACCTATTTTTTCACCATTAGATAACATCATTCTTAAATAATCTATTTTATTAGCTGCCACATTTGTAAATGCTTGATACCATTCTAGTTTTAAATTAGGTTTACCTTTAATTTTTTCTAATAATCTTTGCTCTAATATTTCTGGTAAACTTTCTCCTTTTCTAAATTTATCCCAGTTTAATATATCATCGTATAAATTTTTACTTATACTATTACCCTCTGACGTTTTAAAAAATAAACCTTTATTTTTTAGAACAGCTGGTATAGGTTTTAATAATGGATTTGTTCTAGTCAAGATGAGCCAAGTCCCTTGACTCATATCAACATCGCACAGTTTCATAACTTCAAATATACTACCTTCAACCTTTTTAGGCTCATAGGTCTTCTCCAGTCTGTTATCCACTACTCTAGTGATTATAGACAGAGCCTTTTGTTGCACTTTACTTGGAACCCTTTCCGATTGTTTTAAAGGCATCTCTGTTGCATCCCAATCAATAAAAATATCTACATCAGCACCTGCCCAACCAAATATAGCTTGGTCATCGTCTCCTGCCACCCAAATATCACACCCGTTGTCTCTTTCTATTTTTTCAATCATATCCCATTGTATTTTCGACAAATCCTGTGCTTCATCTACAAAAATAACATCTAATTTATTTTGTATGCTCCCTTTTGTTAAAAATTTTTCTAACATATCTGTAAAATCTATAAGACCATAAATTTTCTTATAACTCTGTATTTCAAGATCGATAGCCTCTAATTTATTTCTTTCTACTTTTCCAAGATGTTCATTAAGATCTAATTGCTCTAGAGTTGATATTCTTTTTACTCTTGCTAGATTAATTAAATTTAAATACTCACTGCTAGAAGAAAAGATACCATTCCAAGCGTCTCTTTCGTAAGAGGCATATTGAATTTGTATACCACAAGTTTGACCTATAGCTTTATAGTGTAGCTCATTCATAACATTTTCCTCTTTTAAACCTAAATTATTAAACGCTAACGAGTGCAGTGTTCTAAAATATTTTATATCTTTCTTACTAAAATTTGGTCTTTGTTCTAAAAATCTATCTCTAGCTTCTTCAGATGCTTTTCTTGTAAATGCAAAGTAACCTATTCTATCTAATGATATGCCAGTATCTAAGTATAATTTTACTTTATCTAATAATGTTTTTGTTTTTCCTGTACCTGGTGGTCCCACAACTTTATATCGCATTAGTAGTTTGATCCTTTTCTCTCTACTGGTTTGTACTCTATCTTATCAATGTGTAATTGTTTCAATCTACACACTTTTTCAGACTTACCATCTATTTTAAGAGTTTGATTAAATTCAACATTAAATCTTTCTTTTAATTTTTGACCTATTTTTTCTTTTGATATTTTCCAATCATTACCAAGGTGTGTAAGAAAAGATTGATATTTAAAATAATGATAACCATCCTCTGTAAGACAAGAACCTAATCTAATCTGCATTCTTTGTTTAGCTTGTGGTCCATTAACACAATATTGAAATAACTCGTTTGCTAAAATATCATCTGTGCTAGTGCCCTCAGGCGGCCTTATGTTTTGACAATTTTTTCTCCACTCGTTTAATTTAGCTCTCCAATCTTTTTGTTTTATAGGTTCAAAATATATTCCTGTCTGCTCCCATATTAAATTTAAAACTTCTTTCTGTGTGGTCATTAATTTTAAGTTAGGTATGACTACTTCAATCTTATCATCATTAGGCATAACAACATTAAATCTATATTCTGGTTGTTCGTATCTAATAATTTGAAAATCTGTTATATCTGGAAAAACATTAATACTATCTGATTTAACACCAAATGGCCTTGAGTAACATAAACTACGCATACACTTATCTTTAATAGGGTCTTCATAACAAGTGTGTCCGGCTGTTTCTTTATCCCAAGCTTTTAGCTTTTGATCTAATTTAGATTTATCCCAAGGATGCTCTAGGTAAGCATAATTAGCTTTTGACACAAAGTCTTGCCATTTATCTTTGTATTTCTTTTTAGCAAAGACCATATAATTATACATAAACCTATCTCTACCATCATCTAGTTTTGTTTTAGAGCACAAAGCCAAACAAGGTGGTCCATCAGAAAATTCTGTATCAGCCCCTAATAATATATTTTTATTTGTGCTTTCAACTAAACTGTTTAATTGTTCTTTACTTGTTTTTAATTTATTTGCTAACTCTATAAATTGTTCAATTGTTAGTTTAGAATTATTCTTATCTACAGCATAACGTTGTGTATTTCCGTTATTGTAGTAAGGTAAATTTATAAAATTACCTGGTTTAATATTACCTTTGTCATCTTTTTTTAGTTCTTTTTGTTTTGGAAAAATTTCAGTTGTGGGTTTTAAACCAAGTGGCAGTAGAAAAGATTTTAACGCCTCTATTAAATCTACTGTTGGAACAAACTCCTCTAAAAATATATAACAATGTAAACCACCACTTTTTGAAAGCATAGGTATTAATGGTAGTTTGTATTTCTCAAAAAGCGCTAGATAGTGTTCTACTTTAAAATCTTTATAGTTTTTTGGATCTATATCTATGCAGCCAAAACTAGCTGTGCTATCTGTTGTGCAAGGTTGTATACCTATGGATATTTTTCCTGCTATATGGTTTTTATAATCTTCATCAGTTACAGGTCTGCCTGACCACTCATAATCTGGTTTTAGTTTATTTCTTTCTGAGTCTAGCTTTGCACTAGACATATCGGCAATCCCAAAATCACCAACATAACCTGTAAATAGTTTTATAAAATCTTTTACCATAATGATCCCGTGTTCGTGGGCGGTTCCAGTCTCCCATCCCCGCCCACTATTCTCTAGAGAGAACTAGTAATTAGATTTCTCTTCCTCTTGTACCCCAAGATTATCTTGAGATTTTTTAAGAGAATTATGAAAATCACGAGCCATTTGATATAAACCTACATCATCGACTTTTTTAAGCATAGTTGTATTGTAACCATACCAGTTTCCAATACTTCCAGAGTTTTCAACAGAATTTAATCTATAAATCCTAGAAAACGTCGGTGCTTGAATAGACTTGTTAGTTTTAGGATCGATTTCAAATTGATCTTCCATCAATGAGTTCCAACCCCTACTAACTTTAAGCTGCGTTGACTTCATCGTCATCAAAGCTTTTTCAGGTCTATCACCCAGAATAATTACAAAGTGATTTGCAGTTTTGATAATTTCATTACCATTTTTCAAAACATCTTTGTTTCTTTCATTCTGTTTAGTTTCAGCCATAATGCTAGGTCCCCTATCATTACTAATTGGTCGACCTTCTTTTCTTTCAAAAGGTGCCCACTCTGGATATGTCATCTTGTAGAATACCGGTATAACTTCAATACCTTTTTCTCCATTATACAGTTTCTTTGTAACTGTATTGTAAAACATACCAGGCTCTGCACCCTCGACATACTTAGCGTGTTTCTTTTTTGTTTCATCTGAACCACTTTGTAATAGTTTCAGAAAAGGTAAAGCTAGATCAGATTTTTCAACATTTTCTAATCCCATACCTTGGTCAGCAACAAAATCGATTTTAGCTAATGCTCCATCTTTCTTGTTTGCTAGGTCTCTTGCTTCTTCGCTCATATTATTTGCTCCTTGTTATTTTTGTTTTGTTTCCCTTAAACAGATTAAAATGTTCAGAAGGCAGCTCTTGTTTATTTTCAGAACGCTCTCTAAACAACGCTTTAAGAGTCATAGGTTCGACTTTCAACTTTTGAGTTGGTTCGAACCCACGCTCTTTTGCAAGGTTTGCGTAATCGCTCGCCTTGTTATCTTCGCCACGACCAAAGGAAACTGTAACCTCATTTTTAATAAGGTCACCTAAGCCGTTTTCTCGAAGCCAGTTATATGCGCCCTCTTTTTTGTCCGTAGGTATTGTGGCGCTGTAAATCTCTTTTATTTCTATAGCAGACCCATCAGCTAGTTTCATTGTTTTTAATTTAAGTGCCTCCATAATTTCTGGAATAGCAACTTGTGAAAGTTTGTCTGCTTTTTCTTTTATAGATTTTAATTTTGTCTCTTCAGTTTTAATTACATCTTCTAGTCTTTGTAATTCTAAAACCAAACTAGACAAATTTTCTACACCTTTTAGATTATCAAGATCTTGAGGTGCATCCTCTATAAACATTTTTTGTAAGTTATCACTCATTTATTTCTCCTTTTTCATATAAGTTTATCCGTATCGGATAATATTTTCTTTCTTGTTTATCCCATTTAAGGACATTGTATTTACCATTTGTAATATCAGAAACTATAGAGCAAGCCACACCTATTATAGCGGGATCTCCTGTAAGTAAAAGATAGTCATCAGCTGTATAATTTCTTAACCCTTGCCTTAGTTTCATAATTAAAGGTCCTGGTGAAAAAATTATTTGAGACATCTCTGGTAATAAAAATTTAAATTCACCAAAGTGTGCAGCCCCTAATATGTTAATTTTTGGCTTACCCTCTTTGGTTCCAGATATCTCTTGTATGACATATACCTTAGTTCTTTCTGACATTGACAGTAATATAAAGTATGTGCTAAATAAGTCAATAGAAAGTTTATAGATTACATATGGATTATAAATTTAAAACGAAACCCTACGCTCATCAACTCAAAGCGTTGGAGATGTCTTGGAATAAACAATCTTTTGCTTATTTTATGGAGATGGGTACAGGTAAATCTAAAGTATTAATTGATAATATTTCAATGCTTTACGATGCTGGTAAAATTAATGGCGCTGTAATTGTGGCACCTAAAGGTGTGTATAAAACTTGGTATGACAATGAAATACCAACGCATTTAGTGGATCACGTCAAATATAAGGCAGTATTGTGGCAATCAAATGTCAATAAAAAACAGGAAAAACTTCTATCAGAATTATTTAAACCTGAGATTGATTTACATATTTTAATTGTTAACGTTGAAGCTTTGTCTACTAAAAAAGGTGTAGACTTTGTAAACAAGTTTATAAGCTGCCACGAGACATTAATGGCTATCGACGAATCAACAACTATAAAAAACCCACAAGCAAAAAGAACAAAGTCTATTATTAAACTAGGTGAGGCGGTTAAATATAAAAGAATTTTAACAGGTTCACCTGTTACTAAATCACCATTAGACTTATATACACAATGCGAGTTTTTAAATCCTTATTTATTAAACCACTCTTCTTACTATAGTTTTAGAACAAGATATGCTGTTATGAAATCAGCTAATTTTGGTGGTAGATCTGTACAGTTAGTTGTTGGGTATAAGAACATACCAGAGCTGTCAGAAAAATTAAAAGACTTTTCTTACAGAGTATTAAAAGATGATTGTTTAGACTTACCAGAAAAGACGTATATGAAACGTATTATACAGCTTACAGATGAGCAACAAAAAATTTATAAACAAATGAAACAAATGGCTCTAGCTGTGCTTAACGATAAGATGATAACGACCGCCACAACGATGACTCAATTAATGAGATTACAACAAATTACTTGTGGACACTTTAAAGCTGACGATGGTAGCGTTCAAGAAATTAAAAATAATCGTATAGAAGAACTTATAAACTTGTTAGAAGAGATTCGTGGAAAAGTTGTAATATGGGCACATTGGCGGAACGATATAGAAACAATAGTAAAACACGTATCAAAAGAGTATGGGGACAACTCTGTAGTTACTTACTACGGTGACACTAGTATGGACGATAGACAAAAAGCTATCAAGTCAATACAAGATCCTAAAAGTCCTGTTAGATTTGTCGTAGGCACACCTCAAACAGGTGGATATGGTATAACCTTAAGTGAAGCCAGCACTATGATATATTATTCTAACGGTTATGACCTTGAAAAAAGACAACAGTCAGAGGCTAGGATAGATCGTATAGGACAAAAAAGACCTATGACTTACATCGATATTATAGCTGAAGATACTGTTGATGAAAGAATAGTAAAAGCACTTCGTAAAAAAATTAATATCGCTTCAAAGGTTATGGGTGAACAGTTAAAAGAGTGGATATGATATTATTTAATAAAAATGATAACATAGATATACAAGAACAACTTACCTATTTAAATACTTTACCACAATATAAATTGTTCAGATTAAGAGCTGTAAAAGAACAAATGAAAACTTATGATTTTTGGAATGAAAAATGTATTATAGAATTTAAAAAACGAACTTGTAATCACGACACTTTTCCTGACTTTATATTACAAAAAGATAAATATGATATGAATATGGAACTTGCCAGAAAACATAAAATATCTTTCTATTATCAAAACAAGTTTGCAAACGATAAGATATGGGAGTGGGATATTACGGATATGGTTGAAAGAAATGATTTACCTAAACTCATAAATAAAGAAATGAATCATTATACCTATGTTAATAATCCTAATAAAATAACTAAACAAGTTTATATGTTACGATTAGATCAAGGATATGAGATATGAAATATCCGTTCTATATAAGAATGACAATCTTACTATGTATCGGTGGTTTTTCACCTATTATGGTTCATCACATTATTATGAAACTTTGGGATGTTAGTATACTAAGAGCAGCAGAATATACTTTTATTGTTTGTATCCCTGTTGCTTTCTGGATGGCAGAAAAGATTAATGAACGTTGGCACGACGATAGAGAAGATTAATTTATAAATAAATTAAATAATCCCACTAATGTTAGTATAGTTGTAAAAGCACCACCAATAATCCAATAAATAACTGTGTCTGTTTTTCTTTCTAATTTTCCTACATCTTGATGTAGATGATCTATCTGTCTTTTAAATCCTTGTACATATCCATACAGAGATACTAAGTGCTCGCCAGTTGTTTTAGGTGGTTTACCGTTTGGCATACTTACCTACCCAGTAACATATTGGCTCAAGAATTTTTCTATACAGTCTACCTAACATATGTGTTTTACCTCTAGACTCTTGTCTAATATCTATAGTTCTATGAACAGCTATGTGTTCTAAAATTTTTCTAACAATTTTATTTGTTTCTGCTACTTTTACAAGTGGTAAAAATAGTATGTGATAACCTTTTTGATATTCAGGTGCTAAATCTTTTGATTGTCTTAACCATATTTTATTTCTAAAAGAACCAAAGCCGTAGGTTTTATTCATCATTGTGCAAACAATTTTACCGCCACCTCCACCTGAATCACCACCACTACCCGATTGTTCATCAGCAGTGCCAGCATCAACATCAGAAAAATCAGATATTGATTCTGTGGCTAATCCTGCTTCTACATCTGCTTCATCAACAGAACTAGTTGTGTCTGTAGTGCTAGTGTCATCGCCACCACTGTCACTTTCAAATGTAATTGGTGATGTTGGTAAATCAATTTCAACATTTGCTTGTGCTTTTTCTGCTCTATCTGCAAGAACTTGTTCTGAAGTTTCTGGAAAATTATTAAGCATATTATTTATATTATTATTAGTTTTATTTTGTTCCTCTATTAATTCTTGCTGTCTCTCCGGAGTTAACATTTCTCTTCTCTCTGCATTTATAGCTAAAGATTTATCTAGTTGTTCATTTAAATAATCTGCGGCATTATCTTTAGTTATTGTTATATCACTACCTCCTGTTAGTGCGACTTCATCCATAATGTTTTGATCAGGATCTAAAGCTGCTTGCTGTTGTTGTAAATTTAAGGCTATATCTTCTGCGGTGCTAGTTGGAGTTAAAGCACCTGTTGATTGAAGTAGTTTATCAGCTGTAACATCAGCGGCAGCTGTGCCAATAATAGCACCTCCAATAATTCTACCTATTTCATTAATAACTTCACTGCCTCCTTGAGTTAAAGCAGCAAGACCTATTCTACCTGCTCGAATGGCATTTACAACTTGATCTGGTGTGACATTACCAAGAGCATTTACCGCTTTATCTATAATGCCCGTTTGTTCTATTTGCTCTTGTGTTAAAGCCTCTGCTCTCTGTTCTGGCGTTGTAGCTTCAAACTCATAATCAAACACATTAGGACTTATACCTGTTGGTTGAATGCCAGCAGCTTCTGATTCGTAATCAAACACATTAGGACTAATGCCTGTGGGTTGAACACCTGCTGCCTCTGACTCATAGTCAAAAACATTTGGATCAAGGCCTGTTGGTTGAACTCCCGCTGCTTCTGATTCATAATCAAAAACGTTAGGAGTAATTGTTGCAACTCCAGTTGGAGATAAACCTTGCTCTAATAATTCATTTGTTGTCGGTAAGCCCCCTGTCACTTGATCCTCACCACCTACATCTACCAACGTGTCAGCAGCTCCAAGTATCTGTGCGGTGTCTGCTGTCCCTGTATCAGGTGTTTCTATAACAGGTACACCGGTGCTATATAAGTCATACAAGTCTGCAATATAACTTGTTTGAGTAGGGTCAAACTGTAAACCAGAATACTCTGCAACATCAGCCAATAGAGCAGGACTTGTTGGTGTAGCTGTTTTAAATCTAGACACATCTACATCAGGGTCAACTCTTTCAGGGTCTGCTATAATTGATTGATATAATATTTCATCTTCATCCATTACGCCATTCCTCTTTGTCTAAGTCTTATGGATTGCTCCTCTGGTGATAATAAAGCCTGTTCAGTCGGGGTCAATCCTGTCTGTGATAAAGGTGTGCTAGCAACTTGCATTATGCCTGTATTAATTGGTGGTGTTATTGGTGCTACAGATGCTGTAGGCTCTAGCACTTTTCTTACCCCAATTTTTGTTCCTTCAGGACTTATTATATCTTCAAAATCTTCAGCAGTGACAGTAGGTTTTGGAGCGTCTTCTATGATAGCTTCTTTTGGTGGCGGTGTAGGTCTATCATCTTGAACTAAAAAAATACTACCGCCTAGTTTAGCAAGAATTACTGCAGCTGCCTTGCTAGTTTTAGGTAATTTTCTTAAAGCTATAAGATCTTTTAACGAATTTGGATTTAATAATGCTCTTGCTATCATTCTGTTTGAGGCTGCTGTAAAAATTCTTCTACCAGCTGTAAACAATCTACCTGCTAATGTAAATTGACCTAATCTTGCTCTAATAATATCAGTGAAAGCACTTCCAACCACTCCTTGTTGTGCAGAAGCTGCTGATCTACTAGATATCTGTAACGCTGTGTTTAATATATCTAAATTTTTAACGTATTCATCTCCAAACAATTCTTTTAGTGCAGCTCTATATCCTCTTTCACCTCCACCTCCATTTAAGTATCTGTTAAAAGCATCAGCGTCTAGAACTTTACCTAAAGTATACTTTTTATCTGTTTTAAAAACTCTTTCATTTAAATCTGTTAGAACATCTCTTTGAAATCTTTTGTATACTTCAGGGTTTTTAGCAAGTATATTTTTTAATGCTGTTATTTCACCAACATTACCAGGTCCGTATATTTTTTTAAATATTTCTTGAGGTGATGTATCTAATAATTTACCCTCAAATGTTTTATTTAGTTCTTTAGTAGTTTGTATAAAAGCTTTATTTGTTTTTTCTATATTTTTTGCTAAACCACCTATTCTAGATATCTTTTCAAATTCAGCTTTATTAAAAAAAATTCTTAGTGGTTCTTGATAACTTTTAATAAAAGCATTATGTTTAGCTAAATTTGGTTTACCATTAACTAAAACTTTAGTTTTATAAAAATCAAATATAGACTCTTTATATGCTTTTAAAGCCTCTGGTGATTTACTAACAACATCAAAAGCCTCTTTTGCTGTTTTTCCATTATTAATACCTTTTTTAAAAGTTGTTTCAAACACAGCCTCATCACCTATTTTTAATTTACTACCAATATCTTTTACTGTTAGTTTAGAAATAGTTTCATTATTTAAAAGTTCTTTACCTGATATGGTTAAATCATTAAATTTTTGTAATTCATCTAAATATTCTTTTCCTGCATTTTTTCTAACTTGTTCAGTAAAAGCATTTTTTAAAAATTTTAATCTACCTACATCAACACTTTCACCTGCAGCTAAACCTAATTCTTTTTCTCTAATCAACTTACTTATAGTTGATAAAGTTTCTCTAGCACTACTTAACGATATTGTGCCTTCAGGATTAGCAAGTGTGTCAAATACATCTTTTTTAAAAAGACCCTCAACTTGAGCCACTTTAATTAAAGTATTTTGTTCTTTAGTTGATAATTTACTAATAGCTTCTGCTATTGTATCTGTATTTATAGTTTTAAGACCCGTAACTTTATCAAGTTCTTTTCCAGCAAGATCCATATTATTTTTATAGGTTTTACTTAAATCATTTATAACTGATCTAAACTCAACACCTGTTGTTTTTACGTTACCGTCTGGTAAATTAAATATTTTCTTCTCTAATAAATTTTCAGATGCTTCTTGTCTTTTAACTATATTTTTTATTTTAGGTGTATTTCTTTTTTCTAATACTTCTTTAATTGCAAAACCTGTATCAAAAGTTGATCCTGCAGGACCTCCAAAATTTTGTTTCATTAATTTAAAATATTCATTTAAAGCTTTTGCTTGATTTTGTCCAAAGGTTCCAAACTCCTCTGTCATACCTAATCTTCTAACATTTTCAAATGAAGACTGAACTGCTAATAATTCTTTATCATCAGTAGCCTCTGCTAAAGTATATTTTAATCTAGACTTAACACCTGCATCTTCCAATGCTTTATTAATGTTAGTTGCTGCTTGTTCTGCTTCAAGAGCTTTACTGCTTTTTGCTAATTTTACACCTTCATCAACTCCTGAAAAAGTTCTTCCCTTTACCACGTTATTAATACCTTTAATTAATTTAACACCCCCTATTCCAATAAAACCAGCTGCAGCAGATATTCCTGCAGTTTTAAAAGCTTCATCTAATAATTGTTCATCTGTTAAATCTAAATTAACTTGATAGTGTTCTTGACCCCATTTAAGTCTATAATACTCAGCAGCACCAGCTGCAATAGCACCTGTTGTTAAACCACCCACAGGTGTTGTAAAAATTGTGCCTACAACAGTGGCAGCTAAGTCAGAGCCTATAACTAAAGCATCTCCACCTATGTCTCCAAAATCTCCAAGATCCATACCAGGTTTATCTACTAAAGAATATTGTTGAGTTTTAGGATTAAAATATTCTAGCTCTCCTGTTTGAGGTCCTTTTCTAACATCAATATCTTGTTTATATATTTTTGATAAAGAGTTTTTAATCGCAAGTCTTTTCTGTTCCTCGTTATAACCCAAAGATCCACCGAAACGTGATTTAATGTCTGCTGGGTCATTTACAGATATTCCTGCTGATTTAGCTATTTCTGATGTTGTAGGTTTAAATTCTGGTTTATCTGCTTTGAAATCAAAGTTTTCACTAAACTCATCTTCTGGAAACATTATATCATCTGTTCCCCTCTTAGCTGCTATTTCAGGAAAAGCGAGTTCATAAAAATCTGTCTCACTCATTTTACCTTTGTAAGCTACCTGATAAAGTCTATCAGCTAATTCCAAATCAGGAATATTACGATATTCAGGATGTTGTTTTTTATATTCAGCTATTTTAGACATTACGGTGTCCTTGGTGATAATCTATCTTCTGGAAAGCCTAAAGGATTAAACCCAGAGTCTTTGCTTTGAGTTCCTGTTGTAGTTTTTTTCTTACCTGGGTTTACAATATCATCAAAAACCCCACCTAAATTTTCTATTTCTCTTTTAGCTCTAATTCCTTCTTCCTTAAATATTTGATCTAATGATTTTGCAAAAACTTTTCTTGATCCACCAAAATTAATTCTATTTAATTGTCTAATAATATCACCCTCTGATAATCTTGGATTATCTGGCTCTGCTATTTTTGCTAAAGCATAACCTAAATTAATTACAGAACTTTTCATTGTAGCAAAATCAGAGGCTTTTTCAGTGAATCCTTTATCTTTCATATACCGATCAATAGCACCTTCATCTTCAATAACTAAACCATCTTTAATACCTAAACTTTCACCTACTTGTCTAAATTGATCCGCTGCACTTTCAATTACACCAAATCCAAAACCTACTGGTCCAGTTGGAGTGGTAGGTAATCGTGTTTTCATATCATTTATAAGATCACCTAATATATTATATTGAGTGCCTAAAGATTTAGCTTTTATTTTATTTTCTCTCTCTATCTCTATTTGACTTACAGGTTTTTGTGTTAATGTATTTGTTTTAGCGTCAAAAGTGAAAGCCATTCTAGTGTCTATGGGTTGTATCAACCCTTGTCCTTGCATAAGTTGTTCAGAGGTAAAAAATCCTGTTTCACCTGGTTTTACACCAAATAAAGTTTGACTAGATGTATTACGTGCTTGTTTAAGCGTACCAACTTTAGGTTTCTCTAATGCTTTTTGAAGAGCAAGTTTAGTTGCTCCACTTGATATGGCTGCTTCTCTTCTATCATCTTTATCTACAAATCTTCCATACTCTTCTAGAATAGTTTCTAAGGGGTCTCCGCCTAAAACTAATTTTGCACCTACTCTACCAACAGGCACTCTTGTTTTAGGTGTAAACTCTCTTAGTATACCTGACAAACCTGCGATATCGGCTCTTACTTTATCTCTATCTATATTACCTGTGACTATGGGATTTTTAGCGTGTTTGGTTCTATCTACAAGACCACTCATTATACCTTGTCCTGTAGACCCACCTTTTCTAAACATTGGTCTTTTTAATATTCTAGACATTATCTGTTTCTCCCACCAAATATTCTTCCATAAATATCAGCACCAACTAAACCTAACCCTAGTGCTGTTTGTAATGGGCTTGCTTGTGCTGCAGCTGGTTCAGGGGCTAACGTTACAGCTCCTGCTCCTGGTGTTAATTGTGTGATACCTGCACCTAACATAGACAATCTTCTTCTTGGATCATCAACAGCCATTTGTGCTGTTTGTCTTGCTGCATCTAACACAGCTTGTTGTTGTGCTTGTTGCTGTGCACCTAGTGTGCCAAGACCGGCTATCTGTGCTCTACTAAAGTCTTGTGCTCTTGCACCTAAACCAGATTGTAAATTAGCTAACCCTATTTGATTTGCAAGATCTTGTTGTCTTGCTGCTTGTGCCTGTTGGAAACCTTGTTGTAATAAATTAGATTGTATAGCCGCTCGATTCCTGTCGCTTGCTGCATCAAACTCGGCTCTTTGTACACCTTCACGGCCACCACCAAACGCACCAGGTATACCTAATGTTTGAGCCGCTAATTGATTTCTTCTTGTTTGTGCTTGTCTGTCAAACTCATCTAACGTAGCGTCAATAACAGCTGTTTGATATGGAGACATATAATCAGTTGTTTGTTGTGTTGTCATAGGTCCTGTTAAAGCTGTTGCAGCGTCTGCTGCAGTGCTAGCCTTAGTTAAGAAAGGTTCAAATGCTCCAAGACCTTTTGTTGGATCTATTGCTTGAGTTACTGCTGCTGTTTGTAAAGCGTCTTGTGCTGCAACTTGTGGAGCAAGATCAGCCATACCCGCTTTAGTAATTTCAAACTGTTGAGCTTGTGCTTGTCGAGCTGCAAACTGCTCTGCTGTTTCACCAGGCTGTTGTGTTATTGCTGTAGTAATACTTGGTATACCAGCTTGTCTTGTAAGGTCAGCTAAAAATGTCTTCTGCGCTGCTTCAATAAACTCTGGTGGTAGTTGTCTTGTTTCTGTAATACCACCTGTTTGACGTTCAACTCTACCAACCACACTTGGTTTATCTCCAACTAAATTTTTTATTCTATTAATTATATTTAAAATATCTCTGTCGGACATTCTTTGATTAGGATCTTCTTTTTTACCTATTTCAAAAGCTAATTTAGTTAACATTTCATCATCAGCACCTCTAATTCGATCAATAATCCTTCTAATATCAACTTCACTCATTCTTCCACCAGGTTCTTCACTTCTTCCTAATGTATATGCTAATTCTGTTATTCCTTTTTTCTCTTCCATTATCCTACTCTGCTCTCTAGTTTTTTCATTGTGTCATACATCCTTTGTGCTCCTTTTTTTACGTTACCATCACCAGCACCTCTTACGGCATCAGCTGTCATTACGAACTCATTTAGTGATAACATTGCTGGAACATCATCTGCCTTTTCTTTTACACCAATTGGCACAAAACCGCCACTTTTTCTCATATCTAATTCTTTAACTCCTGCGGAGTTTTTTCTAACAGGTATGCTCATCACACCACCTTTTGCTTTTTTTAAAGGAACCTTTGCACCGCCATATTTAAAAAATCTTATACGCTCTTGAATTAATTCATCAGGTGCACCTGTCATAGACTTAATAATCTCTATGTCTACACCTTCTTTTAATAACTTGTCTATTTCTTGATTTATCTTTAATGGTCCTAAACCTAACTCTTCTCTTGTAAATTCTACAGAAGATTTAGCATCTTTTGAACCCTCTTGAAAACCTATTCGCCCACCTTTTGCCACATTATATCTTGCAACAAACTGGTCTTTTTCTTCATCAGTCATTGTTGAATAGTCTTTGTCAAATTTAAAATAATTATCAAAGTATGTTCTCATTTGACTACCCACTGCTACTTTTCTAGCTGCTAGATAATCTTCCATTGATTCACCGGGTAGTTGTTCTCTAAACTCTCCTTTAAAAAAACTAGCAACAGCTGATGCAGCAGCGCTAGCACCACCTACTAATATTTGTTGCTGTACAAGTGGTGGTAGTTCTCTAACTATTGGAATTTTACCTAATGTTTTTTCAGTAGCTGTTTTTATAACTTTTATACCTTTATCAGCATCTTTAATATTTTTAGCTTTCTCACCTCCTTCAAATAAAGCACTTAACGCTTCTGATCTCTCTGCACTAAGAGGTGAAGTAAATCTATCTCCACGACTTCCAAGACCAATTATATCTTGAGCACCACCTAATTTTCTAACTCCTATACCCAAAGCACCTGTTGCAGCCGCTTGTTTAAGTGCATCACTTACACTACCTCTTTGATCAAATCTTCCAATACCTCTCATCGCTGCTCCAACTAGTGGATTAAAAGGTGCAACTATAGGTGCAGCCTTAACAGCTATATCTGCAAGTTCATTAGGTATAAGTTTTCTAATTCGTTCTTTAACGAAGCTACCTATTCCATATTTTTGTCTGATGGTTTTGACGGACATCCCACCTCTATTACGTAATTGTCTTGGCATTTGTGCTCTTGTTATCATATCTTTTAATTAATTAAATGTTAAAGGCAGGGATTTCACCTGGGTTTATCAACTTACTAGTTTTTTACTAGTAAATCAAGACTATGTTGTTACCTCTCTAGGCTTCGATTGTAGCGCAGA